GCCGAGGAAAACGATAAACAATAACCATTGAGCAATGGCAATTTTGCGCCGAATGTTCATCATGAGATGGGTATCCATAAGTCAAGGGTGGTCGAGTACCGCAAAGTTTGCGGCACATATTGCGTTAAAATGACGGACGTTGACAAGCGGAAACGATTTGCCGCCGCCGAATTCGTGTCGAGGGACGTCAACGTCAGAGTATTGGACGCGTGGTTGATTGGGGTAATCGTTACCGTTTGGCCGTCCGCGCCGCCCGCGAGGCCGGTCACCGTGGCGTTGCCCGCGCTGATATCGAGGTCGAGGAACGCCACCTCGGGACCAAAGCCCGTGGGGGACAAATTGTTGTGTGAGCCCGCCGTTAGAACGTCATCAAGATACCCAGCACCCGCCGGTACGCCGTCAATCCAACCCGCGCCGCCCGTATCGGGGTCGCTCGTGTTGCCCGCCGTGGTATTCGTCCACAAGCCAACGCCCGAAGATTTGCCGAGCGTAGCGCCCGCAGCATACCCGCCAATGGCGGCGGCGAACCCCGAGTCGTACAGCGGGAATTGACCGGCCTGTAACGCGACGAGATACACTGAAAGCCAGTACAAAATACCGAGCATGTCCGCACCGTCAACCGGCACGCCGCCCGCCGCAATCGACAAAAAGTTCGCGGGCGGGAATCCGTCGTTCAGTGACGCGCGCCCGGGGTTCCCAGGTAATTGCGTCGGCGTCGGGATCGGATATTGAATGTTGGCCGGAACCGCGTTTGCGCCGAAAGGCTCGACCATTGGAATTGCATACGGTACGCCGCTCATAATCAATTCCCCGTCGCTATGTAGCTGTAAGGTTCGGCGTTACCCGAGTTGAGGTTGAATCCATTGGCGTCGATTGCCGTTAGAGCCCATCCACCGCTATTGGTGAATGGATTCACAGTAACCGCCGTACATGCAGTCGGGAAGGGCGTTGCAAAGTTAATTCGGTTCGCACCTTGCGCAAGCGTTGGGGTCGTGCCCGAACGAATGACGGGTGACGGGCCGATCAGCCCTAAAACGAATGTCGCAATCGCACTGCGAATTTGCACGATAAAATTTGCTAGTGAAATTTTGCGGAAAAATCCGTCCGCCGCCGAGTTCTGCACGATCACCGAGCCTATGGTCGGCGTTTCCAAACCGGCGTTGCCATTAAAATACGTTGCGAGAAGATACCCGGCGTTCGTGCGCTCGGCCAAGGTCAGCGGCGTGGCCGACTGGGAAATCGGAACCGTGAGCGGTGAGAACGAATTGTAGATGTTGGTGCCATCACCGTACACACCCGTGGGCGAGGCAAACCCGCCCGCCGTGACCACGACGCCCGTACCGGCGGCAGTTTTCACCGTGAGGTTGAACGCGCCTGACGTGTTGTTCACGATCAACCACGGTTGCAATGTCGGCGGGAGAATCAATTGCACGTTGGCGGTAAGGGTGCCAGAAACCACGATCACGGGGCGCGCGGCTTGCAACGCGGTCAACGTCACGTTGGCGTTGCTCATTGCCTGCGAGGCGTAGCCGTAATTGTTGATCGCGGTCCAACCATTTCCCGCAATGCCCGGCGTGCCGGTCTCGGGGCTCGCAGTCGTGGTCTTGAGCGCCAGCCAAAAGCCCGTGTGATCGGCACGCGAAAGAATGGTGCCCGCGACGTACCCACCAATCGCCGTCGCGAAGGTCGAGTCGTAGACGAAGGTTTGCCCGGAGTTCAAAAATTGAATAACGCTCGTGGACATGAACAGAATACCATTCATGTCCTGACCGAACGGAGGCACGCCGCCAGCGGCGGGCGCGGTCATGGTCGTGGGCGGGAACCCTTGGTCGAACGATGCCTCGCCGGGCGTACCCGTGGTCTCGGGTATCGGGTTCGTGATGAACGTCGGCCCCGCATTGTGGGCGAACGCATCGACTAATTTTTTGGGCTCGGTCATGGATCAACTCACGGGGGATTGTAAAAAACGCCAAAGCCTAACGGTTGCGCGTTCGGTAGGGCTTCCACGAATCCGAACAAGTCCGCCGACGGGATCACGACGATATTTACCTTGACGCCCGCCGGGTGAGGAAGTGCTCCGGACTGCGACAGAATAGCAAACTCCGTCAAGGATAGCTCGAATTCAAACGTATATTGCATTGCCATGTTGCCCAAGTCGAGTACATAGGCATTTCCGCGCCCGGGGAACAGGTTTTGCAATATCTGGTTGATCGCCGGGGCGGTCGTGGCCGATATGTTCGACAGGGCTTTGGTCAGGATCAAGACCCGGTACGCGTCGTCCGGGAGCAAAAAGGATGACGTGGAAAACCCGCCGGGGACATTGAATACCCCAAAATTGAAGGGCTGCACGCCCGGCGGTACAACGTCGTTTTGAAACCCGAACAAATTTAGGTTGCTCGGAATTTCGAGTAACCGCGAGATGCCGACGATTGAGCCCCAAATGTCAAGGCCAAACCCTTGCGCGGTATCGACGTTCCACACGAAGTCGTAGAAGGTTTGAAAGTCCACGTCTTGCCGGATGTACTCGTTCATGTTCTCGACCAATTGGACGAGGGTTGGCGAGTTCGCATACTGGCTGATTATGGTTTGCTCGACGTTCTCCACGGTGCTACACCAAATTGACGGTAATGTCGGACGCCTGAACGGTCGGTGCCTGATCGATTCCGATTTGCAACGAGGTCAACGTGGGCGTGGACGAGCCCAACAAAATGGAAAGCACCGAGACCTCGGGGCCAATCGCCACGACCGGCCCATAGAATTTCGCCGCGAGCAAGAGCGACGCAATGCGGACGCGTTGCGAACCGTCGGCACCATTGAACGCCGCGATAACCGCTTGCTGAGTCAGGGAGATAATGTTCGCCGGGAGGCTCGCGGAATTCGCGATATTGACGGCAAACTTTATGGGCAAGCTCGGGGGAATCTCAAACTTGACCGTGTACGTTGGAACCGGCGGCAGATAGCCCGAGGGGTCAGTCACAACCACGCTCGTGTTGCCGTTGTAATTACAGCCCACATCCTTTTTGGTCCATATTGCGTTCGCTATGTCGTCGGCGTCGCCGCCCACCACGGCGACGTATAGCGAGTGCGCGACGAGCGGGTAATTTGTGCTCCCGGTGTTCACCGTGACATTTTGGACGTTCTCGGCGGCGTATACGTCGATCACGTTGGGCAAGTCGAACACGGCGGCATAAATCGACGGGAGCGAGCCGTGGGCGTTGAGCGCAACCGATTGAGTGCGGCGCTGGCGGAACGCGGCGGCGGTTTCGACGTTCGTACCGGGTACGCCATCCGAGGGATTGTTGATCGTGTCCCAACCGGGGATCGCCTGATAAATGATATTGAGTTGATTGGCCGGGCACGGAATCGGACCCAACACGACGTTGGCGAACGACAAGGTAATCGTGCCAGTCACGTCAATGGTGCCCGCCTCGGTACACACGTAGCGGTTGCCGGATTGGTCGGCGGCCTGAGCGCCAACGGGTATGGTCGTGCCCAACGCGCCCACGCACACGCACTGTACGGCGGTCGGTGCGCCGGGCGAGCGGTTCAAAAAGTAAATGCGCGCGATGGCGTCTTGCATGAACCCGTCGTTCGTGTCGGGGTCCACTTGGTTGACGAACTCGGCGAACGTGTCGTTCGTGTCGCCTATGATCGCCGTGAGGCTCGACGCCAATTGCCCTTGCGGGGTGTTCAACGCCGGGTTGAGGCCGCCGCCAAACGCCGCGTTGAGATCGGCTTGCGCGCCCGCGAGTATGTCCGACTCTTGCGGGAGCACGAGACCGGTAAGCGTAAATTGGATCGGGGGTACCGCCGTGTCAGTCATGGCCTAGAAACTCACTATTTGGGTTTTGCCGCTCGTGTCGGTGAATTGGACTTGCCCCGTGACGGTACGGCCCTCGAATGAGCTTATCACACACGTGGCCTTGACGACACCCGGCACCGTGAGGGCGGCGTCAACCATGTATTGTTGAAACAGGGTAAGGGGCGGCGTCTTGCCGAGGATTTGGGAAAGGTAAGCAATCCCGAGGGTTATATCGAACCAAACCTCGCCCAAAAAGGTCTTGATTGCCGAGGCCACGTCTTGCGCGAGGGCGTACGGGGGCGTCGCCATGGCGATATTGCCGCCCGAATCCTTGCACAAGTCCCACAAGTCGATATCCAAAAGTAGCGTGTTCATACTGGCGGCCCCGTGTCTGACCCGCCGGATTGTACCCCGGAATGCACGTGCGTATGTACGTCGGTTCCTTGGAACTTGGCGTCACCGTCACCCGTGGTCGTGCCGGTAATGTGGACATTGCCGTCTAGCTTGATCGTGGGCGCTTTGACGGTGACGCCGGTCCCATTGAACTGCACGTATTGCGTGGGCGCCGCGTTCAGGAATCCGCCGAGGTACAGACCGTCCGCCCAATTGTAGGCGCGGAACGACCCGGGGTTTTGCTGCGCCTTATTCGCCGCGAGCAACGCTTTTTTGAGCGAGCTTATATCCCGGTCGGCGAAGATAGCGACGCCCACGTCATCCTTGACCGGGTCGAGAATAATTGCGCTTGCGCCGCCTTGCATGCGTAGGTACGGCAGTTTGTAAAGCGTGCCATGCGGAATCGGGTTGCGTTGCGCCGTCATTTGATTGACGAGCGGGAGCACGTCCACGGTTCCGACGGGCGACACGCCGCCGCTGTTCGTGCATGCGACGACGCGCACGAGCTTGACCGTGTTTACGTTGTTCATGACCCATTGTTGGATCACGAATTGCAGGACGTTGAAATCGTCATGTTCGACTTGGGGCGGCGCAACGCCGAATACGGTACTCATTGTTGTGGCGGCTCCACTCCGGGCGGAAATAGCAGCATATACGAGAACCATTGGCCCTCGTACTTTCTCGCCTCAAGGACGTTTCGTAGCTGTGCGATCATCCAATTTCCGTTGGCTTGTGCTAGCAAAAGCGTTCCGTTTATAAATCCGTTCGTGGACTTTTGCACGCCGTCGAGAACGACGTCGCTCCCCGAGATTTGCAGCGGACCGCCGAATCGAAACGCCGGGTTATATAACGCCTTGACGTTCAAGTACCCGCGCGAATCGGGCACGGGATAACCCACAAGGCCAGACGAGCGCGACAGATTGAACGATGGCAACCCCTTACGCACTTGACCCTTGTTGCAAATCGCCAGCGTTTGCCCGGCGGTCGGCGCGTTTTGATCGGCGGCGTTTTGCTGACCGACGCCGGGCTCGATATACAAATCGACGCCCGCTTGCGCGATCACGTCGCGCAATTGCTGAACATTCGAGCCGCCGTGGTACGGCGTATCAAGGACCGCCGTCACGCCGTTGTTTTCAAAAAAGCAACCGAGGCGCCCGGCGATAGTCGAAACGATTGTCGAAACCGGAGTCGATCCGGTGTAACTCGTCGGGTCGGCGGGCGCGAGCATGTCGTAGTACAAATATTGCCCGGTGATTCGCATGACCACGTCCGGTATGCCGGAGTAGTCGATAAACGCTGAAACGATTTGTCCCGCAAAAACTGTCGTCCACGCGCCGCCAACGCCGGAGTTCGCCTCAACCTGAACCGTGTTGCGCGAGATTCCTGTAACGAGCAAGGTCAACGCGGACAACGCGTTCATGTCGGCTTGACGCATACCCCACACGGCGAGGTCACACGTGGGGAACGCGGGCGACCCGCTCGACGTGATTGTCGCGGAGGCGCGGAGCTTGGATAGCTGCAACACATTGCCGCCCTTCTCGCCCACGAATGTGGAGCCGTTGGAAAGGGTGAACGTTATGCGGAGTTCCTTTTGCGTAAAACTAGACAAGGTCCGACGCCTCAATGTAAACCAATTGGTATCGACCCGACGCGCCGAAGCCCTCGAATTGCGGGTCGGTCTCGCCTTGCGTATCTACAAACATTAGGTTACCGACGAACCCCAAATATTGCCGGTCCTCCACTAGCTCGGCCTCGTTCAAGCACCGTACGGTCGTGGAAATCGGTTGATTGTTGAGAAACAAATCCAAGTAGACACCCGTGGATTTTTGGTACACGTTAACCGAGCACGCTTGGCCGCCCAATGTGGTATTGACTTGCTGCGAGGCCACGGCTACGAGGGGAATTACTTTCATAAGCCACCCGGAATGGGAAGTTTGCCGAGCGGAAACAAAACTGAATTGACCACGTTTTGAACCTGAGTTGAGGGGACCGTCGGTTGCACCACGCCCACGCTCGCGGGAGGAATCGACGCCGGTTGACTCGCGTTCGCGGTATTGGCCGCCGCCGCCGCTGGCGTGGAGTATTGCGCGTCTGTTACCTGAATGAGTCGAAAGAACATTTCGCACTCGATAAAAAATGCGCCCTTGCGCTCCACGCGGTTGACCTCGTGGCGTAGTGGATTCATGCCGGTATAGGTGCGCTCCGGCGTAATGATCGTGTATGCATCGAGCGAGGCGGCCACGAACTCGCACGCGTCCTCAAAATTAACGCGGTCTTGCAACGTCGAGCCCTTGACCATGCGGAGCATGATTTCACGCGGCACGGTGACCTTGTCGTACGAGGCGAACTGTCCGTCTTGCACGGGGTAGTCACTGACGCGATACTCAGAGCGCAAGCCGAACGCCATGATTGAATCCGGCGCGATCACGCGCGATCCGGTCAAATCGAAAATTCCCCACACGGGCGCGGCCTTGGTCGCTTGGAATAAAACTTGCGGCGCGGCCTGAGTTTGGAATTTTGCAATGATCGCGGGGAGCACGGCGCCGAGCGCACCAATGGGCCGCGCGAGTTGCGGCACGCCGGGCAATATCGGGATGTTTGGAAACTGCGGCGTGGGTATGAATACGGACGGCATTACGGCGTCACTCCATAGTTTGTCTGTGCCACGAGTGAGCCCTTAGACTTCATGGCTCCCATAAAATCGGCCGCGATTCCGTTTGCGTCGGTGGCCGCCGTGTTGATCGTAACCGGCCCCGTGGTCACGTTCACCGAATGATCGCTCGCAAGTTCGGGATGCGTGGTCGCGCTCGTGAGCACCGAGGGGGTAGCGCCCGCCACGTTGCGCGTGTACTTTTTCGTTTCGTCCAAGAGCGGCTTGCCGTGCGTGTTCAGCCCGGTTTTGAGTATCGAGTCGATGTTCCCTTGACCCGCGTTATACGCCGCCGTCGCTAGTCCCACGTCGCCATGGTACGCTTTGAGCAAGCGCGCGATCTCCTTACCGCCCGTGTCGATATCCGCGTACGGGTCCACGCCCGCGCCGGGGAACGACTTAGGCATTAGCTGCGCGACGCCCAACGCCCCGGCTTTGCTCTTGGCGTTCTCGTCGTATTTCGACTCTTGCGTCAACATACGATCGAGCAACCCGGCGGGCAATCCGTACTTGGCCTCGGTCGCGGAAACCGTGGGCGCGAATCGGCGTCGGTCAAATTCGACTTGCTCGCGGCTCCCCCGTTTAAACGGGCGAATGCTCGCCGTGTTCAATGCGTGGACGGCGGCGCCCTGAACATCGCTCAACACGGCTCCGATATTTTCTTTGACCCGCGCAACATTCGCTTGGAACTTTTGCGAGTCGGCGATTTTCTGTTGATCCTTGTTCGCGGCTTGGCGGGACTCGGCCAAAAATTGAGTATGGCGGGGATCGTATAGCAGATTGAACACGCCCTCGGAGCCGCCCGCCGCCGTAAACATATTGAACGCATTGGCACGGCTAAGGCCACGCGCCTGCATGTGCTCCCCGAGTTCGAGCAACACATCGCCGAGGGGTTTTATTTGTAGCTTGGCGTCCTTCGCTGCTACGCCCATGCTGTTTAGCAATTCGAGGAACGGGGATGACTTGCCTTGTAGCAACGCACCGGTGAACGTTTGCGACAGCGTGGAAAAGGTTTTGTCCGCGTCCTCGGACACGCCGCCCGCTTTTTTGACGGCGAGTTCCCACGTTTGCAAATCTTTCGCGGCTACGCCGAGATTTTCCGACTTGCGCCCGAGCGCCGCCGTGGCGGTCGTAATATTGTTGAACAGCCCTATCGCACCCTTGAGCGTTTCAAATCCGAGGAACGCGCCCGACAATGAGCGCGCGACACCCTTGATTTTGTCGCCATATTCCTCGGCCTGGTTCTTCCGGTTCTCAAGTTCCTTTTTGCGGTCGCGCTCGCGCTGCTTGCGTTGTTTCTCTTGCCGCGCCTCGCGTTCCTTGGCCCGTTGTTCCGTCGAGCGGGCAATGCGCTCTTGGTCCTCGGCGGATACCTGAATGGTTTTCTTGACCTTTTGTGAGGCCGCGGTCGCCTCTTGCGCGGCCTTTTTGGGTTGGCTCGCGTCAATCTTGACGATTGCAATCATTTCCTCAATTATGGTTGGCATTGGCTCGACTCGCGGCGGCGCGGTTGTGACTGTCCACTAGGACGATTTCCGCCAGTGTATAACAGTCCTCCAACCCGTACACGGTTTGCATTGATTCGAGCGTGGCAAGCCCGCTCGATACGACCATACCGATTATCGGGGAGACATTCGCGTATTGAATCAGGCCGGAGCGGCCCGCGAGACCTACCCCGTAGTCGGGGGTGCTCCGACCGTCGAAAAACCCACGTGGAGGCTGAACACGCGGCGCAATAGGGCCAACCAGGTTCCGGGCTCCTCGATCGCCGATATCCCGCCGAATAGGACGGGCTGCAACGCAATGGCCGAATTGTCGCTCGGCTGAAACTGTATACACGCCTTGGCCTCGTCAAGCAGGGACATAGCCACGTGCTCGGGGATCAGCGACAAGAGAGTCAACCCCGTGGCCGCGATCAACTCCGGGTCCCCGCTCGTGAGCGCACCGTCGGGTATCTGCGTCCCTTGCTGTGCGAGCGCGAGGTATGCCCGTGTCGCCCATTTGACGGCGTCCCACGCGGGCATTTCGGTAAGAACGAACGTCTTTCCCAAATCGCGCCCCTCGTCGGCGATTGTGACTTTTTCTTGCTTTCGTGCCATGACTTACAGCGGAATCGGGAACACTTTGTCCCACATGATTTCGTAAATCTGCGGTTCCAAAACCTTTTTGGCCGGAGGTGCCTTGCTGACGCGGGTCAAGGACCCGTTGACGAGTTCGTAGATTTTGCCCACGCTCGGAATCGTGATCGAACCGTCGAGCGTGAAATCCTCTTGCGCCGCGTCCATGGCCGCGAGCAACGCCTCGAACAAGTCGATCGACGGCGAGTCGGCCTGTAGGTGGACGGTCTGCGAGACCATGTACGGCGTGTAGCCCGAGGACTTTTTGCCGTCCACACCCTTGCGGACCTCCACGGGGTTGGCGTCGCCAATGTCGAACGCGTCGTCGGTCGCGAACCCCTGAACTTGGAACGGGATTTTGCTCACGATTATGCTGGAGGTCAGCATAAAGACGGAATTTGCGGATGTAATCGTACGGGCCATGGGGGCGTATCCTATTGAACGTCAATCGACGCGAGGTTGATTTTCTGAACCGAGCCGCCGTCGGTGTACCAAAACGTACACTTGGGCGAACCGCGACCGCCGCGCACGACGGCACCGGGGTCGAGAATTTGGAGGTAGTAGCCGACCGTGGACAACACGCCGTCGATTTTCAAACCCGCCGCTACGTTCACCTCGGCGGCCTGAGCCGCGCTCAGGGCCACGCCGGGTTGAATGGCACCGAACGCCAAGGCCGTGTTGATCGGGTCCGCGCACGCCGCGCGTATGAGGCCGTAGCCCTGATTGTTGTACGGTACCGACTTGGTGTTCGCCAACAATTCCATGAGCGCCAATTGCAGCGCCGAGTTGATCAAGCGTTGGTTGACATACGCGTCGATCCACTTCCATTTTCCGGCAATGGCGCCGTTCTGGTAGAACTGAAACGCCTGGTTGGGCGTGGCGTACTGACCATAGAAATTGTACCCGTTTCCAATCAGGTTGTTCGCCTGAGTGGCCCCGCTGATTTGCGGCGCGATGCCCGCTTGGGACTTGTACGCCAGCGTGATACGCCCGGCGGTTTCGTTGAAATCGATTGAGCCGATCATGCCGCACACAAACGCGGAAATGTCGCCGCCGGTCGTGTCGTAATTCACCACGACGCCGTCGTCGGCGGCGGCGGCCACAATGGCACCGAACGTGGAGGACGCGTTCGCCGACAGCGCCGCGACGTTGGAGTCAGACGCGACATACAAGTATGTGTCGTTCGTGGTCTGAACCCACGCGGCGTACAGTTCCTTGGTGGCGTCCACGGGCTCGACGATATGCGCGAACGTGAACCAATTTTGCGTCAGGGCCACAATGGACGCCATGAGCGTGGCCGGAACCGCGATTGCGGCGCCGGGGGAAAGCACCGCGCCCGCCGCCGAGGTCAGACCAAGGCCGGTCGCGAGCGCGTCAACCGTCGGGAAGCCAACCGAGGACGACGGGCCGGTCGTGGGCGAGGTGATCAGGAACGCCGCGCGTTGCGCGTCATACGAGCACGTGGCCGCGTTGCCGGGTGCGCCGCCCGCAATGCCCGCCGTGATCAGCGCGGCGGCGTTCGAGAACGAGGTAGAGCTTGACAAGTCAATCGCCGCCGACACGCTCGAAACACCGTCAACGGTAAAGGTCAGCGTGCCCGACAAGGCTTGGATCGTGGACAGAGGGACACCCGCGAGGCTCAGGCCGCGCAAGTACCCGGCGACGGCCGCCGTATTGTCCTGAGCAAAAATCAATGTGCCGGGGAGCGAGTCGGCGTTGGTGAACCCGGAGAAATACTTACCGGCGCGCGCGGCCTCAACGGAGGCGGGGCCGAACCAATTTGCAACGTCCTGTTGATCGGAGAACGGCATAACGGTTCCGACGGGAACCGAGGGGTCAGGGGTCAGAAAAACGGCGTTGAGTGAAAGCGGGTTGCCGCCAGCGCCAAGGACGCCGGGAATAACGCTTACCAATTGGCTGGCCGGAATTGAGGGGGTCATAAGGGGTATTCCACGTCAACGTTAATTATGGGGTCGATCGCCACTATATCCGCAAACTGTGACGGAGTCGATACTTGGGGATTGTACTGTAAGATCGCCCGAACAATCCACCGCTGTTCGTATTGGCTTTCCGAGTCGGTGTAGTCGCCGAACGTGGGCTCGTCGGCGTGCAACGGCTGGCAAGCGGGGGCGAGTGCGTCGCACCCGTATTGATCCCGCCAAAGGGTCGAGACTATGGACGCCCAATCCCCGGCGACCGGGCCATAGAGGTCTATTTGCATTTCCACCCGCACGCCTTGCTCGCGGGTGATTCCCGAGGGGTTCACGTCCGCCGGATTCCAAAAATCCACGTTGGTGCGGAGCCGCCGGGCGCTGATAATCTGCATGGTCGCGTAGCCCGTGGCCGATAACGCCGTGCCGCCGAGCGGGGCGGACGTGCGGTTTTGCTGCCACTTGACGACGTTGGCCGGGTCGAGCGGGAGCGCCGCGAGTAGGAACGCGCGCACGGCGGCGTAGAGGTCGTCAAAAACGGGCGATACGGTAAAGCTCATTGCTGCAACTCCACAATGACCTTGGACCAATCCGGCCACGTTTCCACGACCTTGACCACGAGCCAATTGCGCACGGCGCCGCCGGGCGGGTTGGGCACCTCGGGGAACTGGAAAAGGTCGCCGCCCTTCTGCGCGACGCGCACGACGCCCTGTTTGTTGCCGTAGCAGTAGACCGCGCGGAGCACGTTTTGCAAGTTCATGCCGTTGACTTGCGACAAATCC